CTCCACCTCCTTGAAGCTTGCGGTCTTAAAGTCATCCTCATGCAGGGCAGGCTTGCCCACCCCCTCGAAGATGTACTTGTTGAAGACGTGGCGGGCCTCGTCGAGGGTGTCCCCGCCGACGCATGCGCTAGCGTACCCCATCAGGGTGCCCTCGTCGTTGTAGTACACCTCCTTTAGCTCAAACCAATCCTCTCCGCCGTTCTCGGACGGGGCGTTTACAAGGCGGTAATTCCAGTGCATCACGCAGCCTCCCCTTCGATCTTGAGCAGCCCCTCACCGTAGATGAGGTGCGTCGGCAGAGGGTCTTCCTCGTAGCGCGTGTGGCCGATGTAGTCGCCCTTGCAGGCGTTGAGGTGCGGAGCCAGCCACTTGAGGAAGGCCTCGATCTCCCCCTCGTAGTTTTTCAGATCGCAGCGCACGAAAAGGTACCAGCGGTTGACGTAGTCGGCGTAGTCCATGCTGCTCTGGGCATACGGGAAGTGGTAGTGGCTGGCAAATCGCAGCATCCACGGGCAGCGCCCGCCGCCGAAGGGCGTGGTCTCAGGTGGTTCTCCGTCTCCCATGACCATCGCCCGCAGCAGGACGATCACCTCCTGCGGAGTGCCATCCTTCAAGCCGCTACGCAGGTAAAGCTCTGTGTGCATGCCCATCTCACACGGCCTCCTTGCAAGCGCAGCCGCTGCGGATGTTGTCAGGGAACACGCTGGCCTTGCGGCACTCGCAGTTCTCGTCGTCGCAAGCGTTGACGTACACGTCCTCTTCGGCAGCGTTGGCTTCCCGAATCGCTGCCCACAGTGTCTCCCGTAGCTCCGCGCGTCGCAGGTAGAAGGTCATCTCGCCCACGTCCCGGAAATTGGGATAGCCGCTGCCGCTCAGCTCAATGTCGTTGTCGAGGCAGTCGATGATCACCTGCGCGTAGGCGACGGACAGGGTTAGGTTGATGGTGTCAGGCATGTTGGTTCTCCGTTTGGTTTAGGTTGAAGGTGCCACTTGTGTAAAATAAACAAGTGAGGGTGTCAAGGGGTCAGGATAAGCGCCAGACCCGCATGCCATACGTCTGGCCCTCAGTGCCCGACCGCGTCAACACGGCAACCTGCCTGCGACGCGCCGCGCTTATGATCCGGGACCGATGCCCGTTCTCCTCGGTCCTCGGCACTGGGACAAACACACTCTCCCCCGCCACCATGGCGTCCAAGACAGCGCCAAAGCCAAGCGTGGGGTCGTCGCCCAATACCTCGACAGTGTGGGTAAAGCCCGGAGGCGGAGGCAGGTCGCCGCCATGCTCAAGACGCGCACGACGCAAAGCCTTGCTGGCAGGGATGCGGTGGTCGGAGGAGATTAGGAGAAGCATGGGTCTAGGCTATGCGAAAGATGCGGATGCCAACAAGACCACCCTCAACAGACCTGCGGGACATAATCGCCCAGTTAAACTTGTTGGCCCTGCCAAACGCCGCCGCACGAACTTGTGCAATATTGTAATTCGGAGGGATGAACACGCTGTCGTTCGGCTGAAGCTCCTCTAGAATGGAGTAGTCCAAACGCAGGATCGATTTGTCTCGACCCCCAAGCATAACCGTCTCAGTGGGGTTCTTGGACGCAGCAGCTTGTTGCTCTTCCCACTGCCAAATGGTAAAACCGCGGTCGATATTAGTCTCTAGCGGGGTCTTGAGGGGGTACTTGAACATCGCAGTCTCCGGGCTTGTTAGGTTTTAGGAAATAGTTATTAGGAGATATGTTGGGTGTCAAGGGTGTGGTGTGGTTTTGGTACTCGACTCTCGGGCCTCGGACCTTGGTGCTTCGCGAGTTTCCCTTATACGGCCGTAGACTCCAGCGTGAGTGTGAAGCTCACGCTGATCGGGACAAAAAAAACTTTTTGGCGTAAAGGACAGTCATTTCACCCTTATAAATAAGGGATTCCAGCCTTTACAAACACGTTTTTTGAACGTATCGGCTTTACAAACAAGCGGAAATAGTCAGCAACTTCTCTACCCTGCCCTGTCCCTGAGCGTTGTTGAAACGGTTTAAATGACGCTGGGAGCCACGGGCCTATAAGGGAAACTCGACTTTTGCCCCACCTTGCCAGCCCGCTTTTGGCGCTGTAGAGTTGTGGGAATACCACAAGTTGGAGGTTGATACATGGCCGAGCGTAAAAAGCCGGGACCTGTGCCCCGTGCGAAGTTTGACAAGACGGTCGATCCGGCTCCCCTCTTGAAGTCGCAAGCTGAGCTCGAGCTCGAAGAGGAGTTTGGCCGGGAGATCACCGTCAGGCAGCGCAAATTCTGCGAGGAGTACGTAGAGGGGCGCATGACGGCGTCCGAATGTGCGCGTCAGGCCGGGTACAACGTAGCCTCGGCGGGTGACATCGCCTCGAAGCTGCTCAACGGCCGTGACTTCCCGCACATCCCCCGATACATCGCCCAGCTTCGCGAGGAAAAGGAGCGGCTCTACGGCGTCACGCTGTCCGGCCAGCTTGAGCGGCTTTACAAGCTGTCCCGTGCAGCCGAGGACGGCGGTCAATTCTCTGCCGCCATCAACGCGGAGAAGATCAGATCGGCCCTCGGGGGCCTGACAGTGGATCGCCGCGAGAACATCAACACCATCGACCAGATGACGCGCGACCAGATCACCGCCCGCCTTGCGGAGTTGCAACAGAAGTACCCGCAGGCTTTTGTCATCGATGCCGAATACACAGAGGTGCCCAGTGGCCGGACCAGAAGCAAGGGTGTGGGCAAATATGCGGAAATCTCTGCCCCCGAAGTGTCACGCGACGAGGATTGAGAACCGCCACGGCGGCGGTATTCCTGACGTGCATATTTGTATCCCCGGGGTGAGCTTTTGGGTCGAACTGAAATCCGCAAATAATGGAGCCCCGTCATTGCGCCCGCAACAGGCTGCTTGGCATGCGCGGCAGGCCTCATGCGGTGGCCTCTCATACGTGCTCTGCGGCTTTCCGCACCCACCCTACGTGAAAATATGGCGGGCCTCTGCGCCCTCTCCTACGGCCTCTGCGGCCCTGCTCTGCGGCCCCGCGCTGATCGAGTCTGACAGCATGGCCGATGCTCTGCGCCTGCTCTGCGCCGATGCTCTGCGGCTCAACGCTGAGCGGAGCTCTGCGGCTCTGCGCTCTGCGGGTGGAACGGAAAAGACCCCCGACGCCTAAGCGCCGGGGGCAAGGTGGCCGCGCCCGGGCGGATATGGGCGCGGCGCGGCAAATCAATGCTGCACAATGGCGACGGATTTAGGCGAGCGTGTCGCAAGCCCCGCGCAGAGCTTGCAAGCTTCGCACGTTGTCCGCTTGCCCGCCTCTTTACTGGCCGGGCACATAACTTCCCGCGAAGGATCGATTTCTGAGACGTTCTGCACCACGCGGAACGTGCGCGCCCCGGCTTGCCAGAAGATCAGCGCTTGCGCGTAGGTGTCGGCCGATTGCATGACCATATCAGGCCGGAATCCGGATTGGTGGCTATACCCTGTCCACCCTGCGGCTTCTGACAAAAGCGCATCCCATACATGCGACGGCACGGCGGCCGGGTCCCCGTAGGTTCCAAGCCTGACCATGCGGCCGCGCCCGATAGCGGCCGGGTCTGCGACGCCGTAGACGCCCCGATGATAGGCGCGGAAAACTACTAGCGGCCCTTGCCCTAGAAGCACGTAGCACTTGCGCTCTTTTGCTTGTTTTGCGGCCGGGTCAGCCGTTGGTGTGCCCCGGTGCACACATGTTCCGCAGATCGAAAAATCGGCCCCGGTTTTGCTGGCCTCAAGCGGGTTGATATCTTCCCGAATGATGTATGTCTGAACCATGCCGCCCGTCTTTTTGTTCCGCTTGGAAAAGACCGCGACAACCACAATAGGCGCGCCGTCTAGCAGCGACGGCCCCCGGTAGATGATACCAGAAGAAATTGTTTCGCCCGCCCGCTTAGCAAGACCCTTTTTCATTTCGCCGTTCTCCGTTTTCCATTTGCCAAAGGCCCAAGGTCCGCGACCCGATGCCCCACGATAGAAACCCTATCATACTTGTTTATAATCAACAAGCACAAAGGCCCCCGGTCCGCGGAGCTTTTCACATTGCGCAGCGGTCCGGGGGCCGGGGTTCGGGGCTCTGCGCCCCCGCGCCGTTCTTTTATTGCTCTGCGCCCCCGCCCCGCGGGTTTTTGTGTCGCGGCTCTGCGGCTCTGCGGGCCCGCCGCTTTGTTTTTTGTCCAAGGTCCGCCGCCCTATCAGGTGTGGGAACATGCCATGTCGCATGGGAAGGCCGGGCCCGTGGGCCCGGCTAACCGACGCATCACGCGGTGGCCAAATATTCGGCGGGCGTGGGGAGCGTCCAGCCGGGGAAGGCATAGGCCGCCATCCATTCGGGGTCCGCCGCAACAAGCGTGCCATACTGGCGCACCTCGTCCGCGTATGTGTCGCCGCCTTCAAAGCTCCCATAGGTCATGGGAGACTTGGCCCACACGAACCACCGCGCGTAGATGCCTTCATTCGCGGTGGTCTGATAGGTCTTGCACACATGCCAGACCATGTCGCCTGCGCGATAGATAGCATAGGGGGCGGTGACCGGGCGGGTCTTGCCGAAAGCGTTCTTTGCCATTTTCCACTTTCCTTCTGTTGACGTGCGGGATGCACGGGATGGCCGCCCCATCTAGGGCGGCGCACCGATGTACCCCGTCTAGGTGGTCTGGCCGCCGTGGCCCCATGCGCCAAGGCGGATGCACGGGTCAACTACGTCGATCATGCGCGACGATAGCGCAATGAGGGACGGTGACGCGTTGCCATACTCGCCTTTGTCCCGGGCTTCCCGGTGAAGGCGGCGGCTGTAGGCCTTCCAGTAAGCGCTGATGCGCACGCTCCACGCATCATTGCCATCAATGATGGCCGCGTCTGTTACCTTGCGAATGAAGTTGATGGTGATCATGCTGCATCCCCCTGCTTCATGGTATCAAGGAGCGTGGTCAGATCAGCGATGGCCGCCTTGTATTCGCCACGCTTGTAGGGCTTGCCTGTCAGGTTAGAGGCCATGTTCAGCATGTCTCCCTTGCGCACACCGCGGCGCGGGGTCATGCCCAAGCTGATCATGCTGAGATGCGCGCGGCACGTGGCCGCCAAGAAGCGCGGATTGTTTAGGGGGTCCTCTATCGTATACATTGCCTTGTCCTTTTTCGTGCGCGCATGGCGCGGGCCGGGTCCGTCACCCGTGATTGTAGGTTATCAACAAGTCACTTGTTGGTCAACCCCCTTGTGCAAGGTCCAAGGTCCGCGCGCCGGGGTAACTGGACCCAATCCCCGGCCACATTCGCGCGCATCGCGAAGGGGGGACCCCCCTTTTCGGCCCCGCCTCCGCCGCGCGGCGGCTACTATGTTGGTTTCATAAATTCACTCGGGCCCAAATCTGTTCCAAGGTCCGAGGCCCAAGCACCAACCAAAAAACCACCAAGCTACAAAGAACCAACAAACCCCCCACAAAAATTATACAAGTACAATTTCATTCGGACTTGTTGACAACCAACAACAACCATATTACCACTGCACGAGAACCGCGGCCCAAGGAGCTTTGCCCATGCCACTTTTCCGAAAGAAGCCTGTCATGATCGAGGCGGTGCGGTTTGAGCGCTTAACGCTGCTCGAGGGCGATGTGTACAACATCCAGTTCGACATGTCGGAGTCTTTGCCCAAGTGGGTGCGGAACGCGATCATCGACGACATTCTCTGCCCAAACTTCAAGGACGGGAAGACTTTGGTGGTTA